CTGCGGACATGGCAGCCGACGACGATACCACAGCATTGAGCGCTGTACTGTTTGCGATGATCGCCGCCATAGCGGTCTGGGACGAAACCACAGCCGCCATGTTGGCATAATCCGCCGGGTTCAGACCGGCAGCGCCGACAGCATACTTTGCAGTTGCCATATCGGATGCTGCGATTGCGTCCTTCGCTGCCTGCGACTTCTCTATCGCCGTCATAGCGGTCTGAGATGCCGCTACTGCGGACATGGCAGCCGACGACGATACCACAGCATTGAGCGCTGTACTGTTTGCGATGATCGCCGCCATAGCGGTCGAGGACGAAACAACTGCGTTAAGCGCAGTGCTGTTCCCGATGATCGCCGTCATAGCGGTCTGAGAGGTTGCAACCACATTGAGCGCCGTCGCGTTGCCGATGACAGCCGCCATCGCAGTCTCGCTTGCGGCAACCGCGTTGAGTGCAACCTGTGAGGTTACAACAGCGTTGAGTGCCGTCGCGTTGCCGACGACAGCCGCCATTGCAGTCTCACTTGCAGCCACGGCAGTCATCGCGGTTTCGCTGGCGGCAACCGCCGTAATGTCCCTGTACGAATCGCAGCTCTGTCCCGCCAGAGCCGCAATCCATTTTCCGGCGCTTACCGCGCCTGCGCCTGCGGCACGGGCCATTACTGGATCGTGCAGGATTTCCAGACACCGTGCGCTGTCCGAATACATCGCGTCCTGGCTTTCCGCGCCCGCCTCGTAAATGCTGCCAAGAAACGTCTGTACCGCATCGTCAATATACGGCGAAGACATAAGCAGTGCATACAGCTCCTGTGCATTCTTATCCGGCTTGTCCGGCTCATAGCCGAGCACAACCGCAACGCCGCCTGCATTGCTCACAAACGCCTGTGCCTGTGCCCTGCTGGCAAGGATGGTGCGCAGGCGGTGTACGCCTTTTCGGTAGTTATCCTTAAACTCATGCGAGTAATAACTAAAATCCTGCTGAATCTTCTTGAGCATTACTCGTCACCTCCAAACTCAATAGCGATATAATCCATTTCGATCTTCTCGTCCGTTGTAACTGTGCCGTATGTCGGCCGCGTGATTACCGGCAGCGTCACGCCGGAAACATAGGTGACCTTGCTGTGACTGGGCGAAGTGCCCGTACCCGAGCCGATATAGCCGGTCGCGGTCGTCACTGTGCCCTCTGTCACGCTGCCGTCCTGCAGCTGCGGCTTGCGCACGCAGTACAGGAATCCTTCCTTGCTCACGTTCTTAATCTCGCAAAAACCGCTGAATTCCTTCGGCGTCACCGTCACAACCGGTACGCCCTCAAACGGATGGCGGAACTTGAACGTGTTCCAGCCCGCACCGGCGTTGATAAAGAAGCCGGTCTCCATTGTGTAATCGTCCAGTTCATTAGTACTGCGTGCCGGCTCTGCGGCCTCGATCATGTCAAGCACATCCTGCGCCAGTCGATCCGCCGTCACGGCCTGCAGTGCCAGCTTGATGGTAGTCACACCATAATCCGGAATAATACCCGCCGTCACATCGTCAATCTGCCTGCGGATTTCCTCAAGCGCAGCCTGCACGGTATTTGCGGTCACGCCCTTAAACGGCGTAATGCCAACCTTGCCTGCGCCCTCTGCGGACGCGATAAGCTGCATATAGGTTACAAGGTTTGCCTGCAGCTGTTCGAGCGCGACCTGTACGGTATTCGCGGTCACGCCGTCAAACGGCGTAATGCCGACGTCTCCCGCGCCGTTCACCTTTACCGCGTCCCGGTAGTCCTCGAGGTTCTTCTGAATGCTCTGCAATTGCTCCTGCACCGTGCCGCCGGTCACGTTGGTAAACGCATCGGCGCCGATCTGTCCGGCGCTGTTTGCGGCCTGCAGGCTCTCGATCAGCTTGTTCAGCCTTTCGATAATCAGCAGCGGCAGCAGATCAAAAACCTTCTTGTTTTCCTCAGCCGAGCCGGTCAGCGCGTCCGGCTGACTCTGCACGCCGGTCTCTGCCGCCTTTTCGGCCGAAATCTTGCTTTCATCAAATGTCATGTAATCACCTACTGTCTCTTTGCGAACTTTGCAATAAAGTACCGGATAACAACCTCATGCACACCGAAGCCCTCATCCACGGTGTCAGACTGCAGAATAACCTCAATCGCCTTCCACCCCTTGCGCTTAAACAGAAACGGAATAATGGAGTTGACCACCGTTCCGAACGGAAACCGTTCAAAGCCGATATAGTGGAAATTCAGCCGATCCGCTGTCACGCGCTTCATCAGCGTGCCGTGGTCGGTCTCAAGCCGCACCCAGATTTCAACCGCACTGCGCGTGTACGCTTTGAGGTGCACGCCGCTGCCGCGCTTGGGCATGGTCTTGAGTATCATCGGCGTGTTCATGGTGTCGAGCTTTGTCGCCCATTCGGTGTGAATGGCGGCGCCGTCATCAGAAAACGCATTCATCATAATGTCATTGTTCTCATCCACGAGATCGTCATTAAACCGGCAAACCCTGCCGTCCTCGGTGCCGAAATACAGCGCCTGCTCGTGCGAGCACAGAACCTTAGCGGGCACATTCGTCCAGTAATACCACTCATAGCCGTTGTCGGCCTTGTCCTGATTGCCGTCTGCCACATACGCGCAGCCGTCAATCACAAGCACATACCAGCCGCGCCAGCAGGCGGCAACCGCGTCCGCCAGGCTGCGCTCCTTGCACAGCTTCGGATTTACGCGCCTCGACCGGCAGAATAACTGCCGCACCTGCATGTTGTTGTAGTAGGTCGTGGTCGGGGCATATACACCGCGCGGACTGAGATACAGCGGATCATCATTCAAATTCGCCGAGGAATACTTGGCAATCGCACCGTATCCGGGCACGCCCTCTTTCAGTGGAAAGGTTGCCACATCGTTCAGCATTGCTCCCGAGTGGTGCCAGATCGTGCCCTCCTGCCGGTTGTCCTTCTTGATGAGCAGCAGCTCGCCCTGTGCCTTGAGATAACACATGATGGGAAAATCGCTTGAACCCACCACGGAATAGTTAATGTCGGGAAAATATGTCGGGTCAGACAGGCCGGAAAACCATTCCATAGCCGCGTGCTCCTTGTTGCCGGAAACAAAAACACGGTTGCTGCTGCCGTCCATGCCGTAAATCGCAAAGATGGTGCAGCCGAGGATCTTCTTCCGGTCCTCGGTGGTCTTGGCAAACTTCACCTCAAAATTGGAGATACCGGCGTTCTCCGGTGCGCTCGGTGCTGTCTCAAACGTCACCGTGCCCTTCTCCGCATCGTAGCTTTTCACAGTAATTGCACTGCCGTTTAGATAGGCCGCCGTCGGCGTGCAGTCCTTGTCAATGCCGGTCACGTCCAGCTGATAGGTCGTGCTTGTGCCGTCTCCGATAAAGCGGTTCTTGCGCCACTTGCACAGCATATTAACGTTTTCGTAGGTCTCGCCGCCGCCTGCCGCCTTGCGCTGATAGCTGGTCAGCGGACAGTAGGCGTTGTCGTCTACCGCGTGTACGGCGGTTTTGCCGTCATAAACAACGTAGTGCTCGCCGGTCAGGATGAACAGCTTGCCGTGCATGTAAAAGCCCTGGCTGCGGCCGCCGCTGTTCAGCTTGTCCAGCAGCTCCTTGCGGCTGTCCTTTACTTCCTTGTAGTCAGCATCGAGCTTTACGGCATACAGCTTGCTGCCCGCATGGACGATGAGCGTCAGGTTTTCCTCGTCATTGTCGTTCTCATAGGGAAAAATACCGGCGACAGGAACAGCCTTGCCGTCCGCATCCGCAAACCGCAGCAGCGTGCGCCATCCATAGCGCCGCTCGGGAAAGCCGCCCTCATCCGCGATCACGTTCACCGCGCGCGGCGAGCGTCCATCGTCGATCTGGGTCTCATCCGTGGAGTAGTCCAAACCCTTAAAGCGCTTATAATGCTTGGTGCCTTCCTCAGATTCCGTGAAATCCGGCACCGTAACCTTACGCGGCATGTCTTACTCCTCCCCGTAATCCGGCACAGCAGGCGCAGCGTCCTCGAGTGCCGAAACAAACTCATTCCGGAACATCACGCTTTCCGCCTTGCGGTTCTCATCGTCGAACAGCAGTGCAGCAGCCAGTCCCCACGGCAGCGCCACGCGCGTGATCCGGTCGTCCCAGTCGAGCACCGTGCTGTCTATCGTCGTGATCTCCGGCGCGCTTGTCAGCTCCTCGTCACCGCACTGTGCGCGGATGGCGTTCTCATACGGCAGCGCCTCCACAAGCAGGCTGTCCAGCAGCGGCGGCGAATAGCTGTCGTAATCGACATCCGTGCCGGGTGCTTCAATGATTTTCGCCAGTGCCAGCGTGTAAATGCGTTTAATAGTCGTCGCCACGCTCTCACCTCCTAACAAACAGAGGGCGGGCAGCCGCCCGCCCTCCTGGGTCTTTACTTATCCGTAGCCTCCGCCACATCAGACGTCAGCTTGCCGTCCTTGCCGAACGCAACGACCTTGATGGTCTCGCCCGCCTTGGTGGCAACCGTGCCGCCGGTGGCAACCGTCTTGCGGTTTGCCGAGAAGCGCGGATCCGAGCCGTCCAGCGTGTACCAGATTTCGTCCGCACCTGCCGCCGTAACGGTCGCACTGTGCGAAGCGATCGATACGGTGCACGCCTGCTTGCTTGCGGTCTTACCGATGATAACAACCGCGTCTGCCTTGCTTGCCAAAACGAACAGGTCGTAGGTCTGACGGCCCTCAATGAGCGCACCGGAAATGCCGGGCGGATCCTGGTGTACCTTGGTATCGTTAATGCGGTACGGGAACGCCGCAGCGCTCTCCTGCATCGCGATCATGTAAACATCGGTCGGGAACATGTTGGAGGGAACCTTGACCACGGTAAAGCCCGCGATCTGACCCACCGTGCCGGTCGGCAGCTGCTTGCCTGCCAGATTGTCCAAGCCCTTCCACTCGTCGGACAGGATGATCTTCGGGTAATCCTTCGCGCGGACGAACAGCACGCGGCCGTTCTCCGGCACGAGCTTCTCATCCATGTAGGTAGCCGCATCGTAAACCATGCCAACGATGGTGTCCTTTGCCGGCTCAGCGGTCACGCCGGAAACGTGGCCGTACTTGGCAAGCTGGGAGAAACCGTACTTGTCACCGGTCGGCACGCAGCGCTCTGCGATCTGCTGACGCAGCCACTGACCGCTCTTGTTGCTGATGGCCTGCTCGGACGCATCGCCCTTGTCCACAACGCCGTTAAAAGACTTGTCCTGCGTCATGGTGTACTCAACAACGGTGTCCTGTACGTCCTTCGCCTCGCCGTAACGGCTGGTGCCGCTGCGGGTGTAGTCCACAACCGGAACGGTATTGAGCATGTAAACGCGGCAGGACTTTGCGCCGATCATCTCCACGTTTGCCTTGCAATGGCTTTTCAGATAGCTGTCATGGGTGTATGCATTCTCGATCTGCGTGGAATATTTGGTAGTAAGATTGATTGCCATTGATTATGTCACTCCTTTTACAGCCCAAGGAAGCCCTTAAGGAACGGATCGCTCGTGTCGTTTCCGTTTCCTGCCACACTTCCGGGGCTTGTCTGTCTGTTTGTCTGATTCTTCTCTGCGATCCTGACCGCCTGCTGATTCAATTCAGCCTGATAGCGCCAGTGCGCGGCAACGGGCGTCATGCCCTCGCTGTTCACGAGTTCCATCACGCGCGGCGGAATATCCTCCGGTTTGTGAACGCCTGCGAGTGTCTCGTATTCGTCCCACGCCTTGATATTGGCCTCCTGCCGTGCCTGTTCAACGGTCTGATCAATTCTCTGCTGCATGGCGGTAAGCTCCGCCCGCCGCTGTTCGGCAGCCTGTGCTTCGGCCGCCCGCCGGGAAGCCATTCGGCCCTCGGCGATTGCTTTGAGCGCCGCATCCGGCGTATCCGGAAACTCTGCGCGGCACTGCTCCATCTCAGCCAAGAGCAGCTGCTCATTGCGAGCGCCCTCCAGCTGTTCCAGGTACTGCTGCCGGTTCATGCCAGCGGCCTCAGCGTACTGATCCAGTACGCGCATTTCCCGCTCGGCCTTGCGGTCATAATTCATGCCCTTCTGGAGCAGTTCGACCGGGTTCGCGCCGAGTGCACCGGTCAGCGCCTGCACTGCGTCTGCCGGCAGCAGGATCTGCTGTCCGTTGTAGACGAGCGGCACGGTCTGTACCGGCTGTTCCACCGTTTCCGGCGGTGCTTCGCCGTCCTCCGACGGCTGATTCTCCGGCTCCTCGGGCTGCTCTTCGGCGCGCTGGTCTTCCGCACCGTCCTGCACGGTCTTCTCTGCGCCCTCGGCGGCGGTCTGCTGGTTTTCCAGATCGTCATTGCCTTCAAGCGCCGCAAGAAAATCGTCGCCGTTAAAACCGTCCATGTCCGCACCGGAATCGGAAGTATTGCCGTCCTCGGCAAAATACTGTAAACCGATACCCTCGCGGATCTCGCTTCCGTCCATGTAGTTTCTGGTCTCCAAACTCATTAGACAAATCCTCCTATATGCAAAAGACTTGCGTCTCATTGCCGTGTGTTTATCGTGTGTTCCTGCACTCCGGCGGACGCACCGCCGTTCCGTAAGCAGTGCACCCACCCGTTTTCCATAACGCTACATCAAAAGAGGTGAACCCGGACGAGGGTGATATGGCAAAAACGCCCACGCCCGCCGCAGTGCAGGAAAAGAGATCGTGTCCGAGACTCTGACGGGCAGGCAAGGAAAAATGAACTCAGAAACCTTGCCAGCCTCCATAATAGAAAGGAGAAAATAGGTATGGCCGTTCCCTGGGTAAAGCAGGCTCGGTCGTTGGGCATTACTGCCCGTCACAGTCTCGGACTCAGTTGTATTCCGGCGCTCGGACGGACGCCCTCGACCCGAACGAGGGTGCCCGCCATCAGAAAGAAATAAGGGGAATCAATGGGCAGGTGAGGTCAGCTCCCGCCCGTCCGAACGCCGGAACATGTTGTCACTTCTTAATATTGAGCATCTGTCGCCCCAAACTCTGGGATGGTACTTTCTTTTTTACAATCGGGCTTGCCTGCATCCTGTTCATAGGCTGCACGTTTTTTCTCTGCTGGGGTGTTGCCTGCGCCCGCATAGTCTTTCTCCGGCTCTGTCGAGTTACCTGCATTGAAATTCTCCTATCAAAATCTAAAATTATTGTCCGCGCCCTTGTGGAACTTCGCCTTCTGCGCATTCAGCTCCTCCTGCATCGCGCCAAACATGGCCTCAACCTGCTTATCGGTGTACTCATACGAGCTGGCCGCCAGATGGCCGATCATACTGATTGCCTTGCAAGCACGGTTCACGCGCGGCTCTGCCAGCCTTACAAAGCGCTCCGCCTTGCTCTCATTCGTGTTATCCATTCATTAAACCTCCCTGCTGTAATGCCTGCTGCATGCTGGCCTGCTGCTGCACTCTCTTTGCAGCCTCGACCAAACCTTCCTGATCCTTTACCGAGCCTTCCGGCATGCGGCTGAGGAACTCAACCATATTCGGCATAACGCCTGCCGTCTGCAGATTGTTCAGCGTGGACACCTGCAGAATCCTCGACCAGTAGCTTGCCTCGCCGATATGAATATTGAGATCCAGTGCCTCCACCGGCAGCGTGGAGAAGTCGTACATCTCCACAAGCGTCTGCTCCTGCGTCTCGCCGGTCTCGTCCGTCACCTCGTCGGTGATCTTGACCTGACGCATGCCGTAATAGGCGTGCATCATGTCTATGAGGACTCTTTCGTAGTCCTCGACGAACTGGTAATACGCGATCTTGGTCAGCGCAAGCGGTGCCGCGTTCGCGGTCTGTACCGCTACAATCGCACTGCTGTTCTCCGGATTCTTGACGTTGCCGAGCGCCGCGTCATTCGCGCCGGCCACACTCTTAAGCGCATCCGTCATGGTGGACGTAATACCCGTTGCCTCGGTCGGGATCGGCATCGAGCCTGCAACGCCGGTCAGCGCGTCTTTAACATCACCGGTAACACCGATAGACGTTGCATCCGGATCCCATCCCTTGGGGAACTTGTTCCGGTTGTAAACGAGCTTTGGCATCGCATTATTCCGCAGCATGAGCGCCAACGCCGTCCACTGCTTGTTGATCTCAATCTGCGTGTTGATGAGCGGTTTGATCTCCATCACGCCGTGATAGCAGTTTTTGCGCGGCTTCCAGCTCATGTACGAAACCGGATACAACGTCATTTCGGTTGCCACATCCTGCTCGATCATTACGCGCCCGCAGGAGCGGCAGTAGTGTACCCTGCCATCCTCGGATTTCCAAAACCGCACAAGCTCATTGCCGAGATTATCGCTGTTGTTCTGCTCATCGTCGCCCTTGTACAGTCCGTCGGACTCGCCCTCAATGGTCTCCCATTCCTTACAGCCGAGCCGTTTTGCATCCTTGCGGATCTCCGTCACCGGACGGCGGCGCACAATGATAAGGTACGGCTGCTCCTGTACGTTGGAATTGCTCGGATTGCCGAACAGAATATTCGTGTTCATCACCTGCTCGGCGCAGATCTCACCCTGCACCCCGCCGAGGCCGGAGGACTTGCTTGCATCAAAGTAAAAGTACAGCGCCGCGTCACCGTCCACGCAGGCGTCGCGCAGTACCATGTGGTGCTTACTTTTCAGCTTCGTGCGCTCCACCACGCGGTCAATGCTCTGTTCGAGCACCTTGGCCGCGTACTCGGCCTGTTCATCCGGCAGGAACGGTTCAATGTCCTGGTCTACGTCATTGCTGACGATCTGCGCAACCTTGTAATGCACGATCGGATCCAGTACGTTCATCGTAATGGGCCGCAGGTGCTTGCTCTTGAGCCCTTCCCACTGCTTGCCTTCAACAAAGTTCTCGCACTGCTTCACGTTCTCGTACAGGCCGAGGCCTGTGTTGTACTGCACACCCTTCTCGTACTCGGCCTGCACCCGGTCAGCCGTGAGCGTGATTTTCTGCTCATTCATCGCTCAAATCCTCCTGCCCGTCAGGCGTGCCGTCATAGCGGAGCAGATTGTTTACCTCACGCAGAATCCGGCTCTCGGTACTCAGCCGGTACGCCTGTTCCTTGAGAAATTCCTCTTTCCAGTGCTCTGCAGCCTCCCGCTCGGTGATGAGCGCCTCATTCAGCTTGCGGCGCTCCTGTTTGAGATTATCCACATCTACGCAGGCATCCCGCAGATTGTGCGTGCATAGATCATGCGCCTGATCAGATAACGCCAGTTCCTCCAGCAGTTCCTTTACCTTCTTGCGCTCGGTCTGGATTTCCTGCCGCAGACGGCAAGCCGTGTCCTCACTCTCCCGCAGGGCGGTCTCCACCTTGGTAATGCGGTCCGCAAGCTGCATACGCGCCATCTCCTCGGTGTGCAGTCTATCCTCCATCGTCCGCGAGGCAAGCTGAAAAGATTCCGCCTCCATGGTTTTCTTACGCAGATCCGCGCCCAAACGCTTGGCGTTTCGGGTCTGCACAGCAGCCAGAAAAGCACACATCGCCGCAACGACGCTAATAGCTAAATACATTTCCCATTTCCTCCTCAGTAGTCAGTTCGTTAAACTCCTTCGGTTCGCTGGCCGCGATCGGACGGCCTGCCACAAAGTACCGCAGCATGTCCGCCGGGTGGGTGTACTCGTGCGGATCGTTTGCCACATCATCCGGGTGCTTCTCATCGTGCAGCAGCATCGGCAGACTCTTGATGGTCTGCGTGCAGTTGGAGAAGATCATCAAACTCGGCTTGCCGGTGTCCTTGCGTACCTTCAGGTATTCCTTCAGGTCGAGCCAGCCGAGCACGCGGTCATTCTTTGCTTTCTCCATAAACACACCGCATTCCGCAAAGCGGTCTGCCGCGCTGCGTCCGGTGTCCTGTCTCCGGTTCCAGAGGTCAGGCGGTGCAAAGGTGATCGCATCGCGTTCCACCTCGTCCGAGCGCTCCAAAATAGCGTTAGCCGCGTCCGACAAAATCAGTCCGTCGTGACCTTCACCCAAATCCTTGCCCTCGCAATATTCCTTGTACAGATACGCGGTGCCCTGTTCGTCCACGGCAAACCAGCCGACAGCCAGCATATCAAAGCCGTAGTCAAGCGCCTTGTACCGCGTCCAGTGGTCGGGTATCGGGAACGCCTCGCAGACGTGCGTCTCGCGCCGGAACTCGGGGAAATACTGTCCCTCGAATACGTCCCAGTCACCGTACAGCATCGCCCGCTTGCGGTCCTCGGGCAGATTTTCGAGCGCGTTCACATAATCCGGGCTGTTGTGCATCAGTGCCTTGTTGTCATACACATTCGCCTGTATAAAGACGTAGTGCTCCGGCTTCTCGGTCTTTTTATACTCCCGGTCGATAAACAGCCGCTTGAACCAGGCATGACCGACGCCGCCGGGATTGCAGGTGAAGTACATCCTCGGCGGGAAGTGCTCCGCCATCAGGCCGGAAGAACGGTTGGATTCCGTCATAGTGGTAAACACGTTCTCTGGGAACTGCGTACACTCCTCCAGAAAGATAACGTCATACGCCTGACCCTGATACTGGAGCAGGTCGCTGTCATGCCGGCAGTAGCCGAACTTGAGCCGCGCCCCGTTGGGAAAGATAAACGCCTTGTCCGTGCCGTTGTACTTGGCAACGCCGTTCAGTTCGCGCATCGCGGGCAGCAGATGGTTTTCTTTCAGTTCCGGGTACGTCCGGCGCATAAAAAGCACCTGAATGCCGTCATAGCGCAGGCATAGCAGCTCGGCTTTCATGCGTGCAACGTAGCTTTTCCCGCCGCCTCGCGCACCGCCGTAAGCGATGTACCGTGCCCGACTGAGCAGAAATTCCTTCTGTTTGGGGTAAGGACTGGAAAACGTCAGCCGATTCACTCTGCAAACGCCTCCTCATCCGGAGACGCGAACGTGATCTGCGCGCCTGCGCTCTCGCCCTCGTTCAAATGCGCCTCAAGCGCTTCCTGTCGTTCCATCATATCCTTGAGCGTGCCGGACAGCTCGCGCAGAGTGGTGCCGGTGTAGTTCGTCACGATCTTGCCGAGCAGCTCGACCTGAGCCGGATCCAGCGAGATACAGCCGTCCTTCGCAGCCTTGCGGACAATCGCAAGCCCTTCGTCCAGATCCTTCATCTCGCTGAGCGTTGCGGCAGCCTTGCGGCCGAGCGAGCGAACAACATCGTCCACGACCTTGTTGCACCGCTTGATCTGCGTGCGGCGGATCTCGCGCCGGGCGGCAATACCGTCCTCGTCTCCCTCGTTCTGGGTGTGCACCCAGTCCGCGAGCGTCGATTTCGGAATGCGCAGCCGGCAGGCGGCATTTGTGATCGAGACGCCGCTCGCCACGAGCGCAAGCGCCTCCTCTTTGAACTTCTGGTCATACTTACTCCCGCGCTGCTGCATTCAATCACCTCCCACGCGTGTCTGTCTTTGCTGAATACAAGTATAATTGGGAATTTCGGACAGCCAGTAGGCCGCTAACCTCTTACCCGCGCCGAGCGCGGATAAAACGAGTGCAACGGACCGTCCGTTTTGTCCCGTTCCCGCTAAACCTAAGTATAATCGGGAAAATCGGACAAAACGGACAACTTTGTTCCGACAGCAAAAAAGCGCTCAGCCGAGCCATACAGCCCGCCTAAGCGCTTGTGTTTTCAGCTATTCGATTTCGCAACAACCTCCCGCTCGTACTCTTTCAGCAGCCGATCCAGTGTAGGCCTGCTGATCCCGTTTTCCCGTGCGATCGTTGCCTTGCTCTTGTGCCGTGTCACCCAGTCGTGATACACGGCCGCCATATCCGCAATTTCCGTCTTTTTCCTCCCCTTGTACTTGCCCTCGCGCTTAGCAATCGCAACGCCTTCCCTCTGACGTTCGAGCATGTTTGCTCGTTCAAATTCGTTGATTGCGCCGAGGATGGTCAGCACCATACGTCCGTGCGGTGTCGAGGTGTCAAAGTTTTCTTTCAGGCTGTACAGGTGCACGCCCTTCGTGCCGAGCCGATCAACCAGTTCCAGCAGGTCCTTCGTACTGCGGCTGATACGCGACCAGTCGAGCACATACACGGTATCGCCCTCACGCGCAAAATCGAGCATCTCCTGCAGCTTGGGGCGATCCAGATTTTTGCCGCTGATCTTCTCAATGTACCAACGCTCGATATCATGTTTCTGCAGTGCCTCCACCTGCCGCGCCTCGTTCTGCTCGACCGTTGACACACGCACATAGCCAATTTTCATTTTGTCCACACTCCTGTTGATAGTTTGTAAAGTTTACATTCTTAACTTGCCTTTACACTTGTAAATATAACGTAAAACCGACTTTATTTTTACGTTTCCGTCGTTTTTCCGCTCCTGCACGTTGAGGCATGCCCTATTTTTACACCGCAGGGCACAGCAAAGCGGACAGGGTGCATGCGCGTCACCCAATCCGCAGGTATCGCTCCACGAGCTTGCGCGGCCCGCTCTCATCCGCATACCCCATCCTCCGGGCGCACTCGCTCCAGCTTTTGCCGTCCAGGTACCGCAGCCGCAGGGCGCGCCGGGTCATGGAGTCGGAAACGCTGTCGATCCACTGCCGCACCGTGTCGCGCTCATCCTGGCACTCGGCCTCAATGGCCTGCAGCCGATCGCGTGCCGCGTCCAGTGCATCCCGGCCAAACAGACAGCCGACGCCGTAAATCTCCTCGATCCGCTTGTGGTGCCGAGCCTCCCGCGCAAACCGTTCTCTTTCTTCTTCCAGTTCACATACCAGACTTTCAATCTGCCGCAATCTGTCTTTTGTCACCAGATACACCTCCTGCCGCATCGGCCTCCCGCCTTGCGCTCGTCACCGTTACGCGCTTCCGCGCGCTCCGTCCTTTGAGAGAGTACAAACAGTAATGTGATTACGCCCTGTATTCATTCGTCCGAACCTCTCCGACAAACCGCGGGGGAATTGTTAGACCCCCTACAAGGCTGTCAGGCGGACCCGGCCGCCGATATCTTAAACTTTTCTTTGCCGTCTCCTGCGCAGGCGTTCCCACGGATCGGGAGCAGCCTTGCGCCGCTGTATCTGCCACCACGCGCCAAACGCCGCCTGGTTGTAAATGCGGCCGACCATAACCTCATACCGGCCGAACTCGTTCGCATTCTGCACATGCTCGATGATTTTCACGCCGGGCGGCACTTCGGCCTCCTCCTCCTCGCCCAGTCTGAGCCGTACCGGCTCGGCGGGCGGCGTGAGATTGCGGCTGGTGGAGTATCGCCTTGCACCTTTGCCCTTGTGACAATCCTCCTTGAGTAGATAGATGGCGGTGTCCTCAAAAAAGTCCGCGCCCTCGCGCAGAGTCCGCACATCGGCCAGACCATGCGGCCAGCACTCGCGCACCACCTCGGCCAGCTGCACGCCGTGCGCGCCGCTGAGGATCAGGTGATGGTGCAGCCGCACCGGCTCGCCGTCCATGTCGTGCTCCTCTGTTACTGCTATGTACTTGTATTTAAGGCCAATCTTTGCATACGCCTTTTTCATCTTCGCGTGGAATTTTTCGAGTGCCCGCGCCCTGGACGCCTCCGGCGCATACGTCAGGCACACAAACAGATCCCGACCGCTCACAAAATTCGCGTTGATCAGCTGCATCAGCCGCCACTTGCGCTGCCGCCGGTTGATCTCCTGCTTGGCCTTCTCGGTTGTCCGCCGCCGTCCCGCCCTCTGCCTGGGCGACATGCCCGGCATCGTGCCCATGGAATATAAACACATCTGATAGAGCGCACCGTTGCACTCCTGTTTTTGATATAACATAAAAATCCTCCGTCCATTTCGACTCATGCATCTGCAAATGAACATATAAAATGTAAAGCCAGATCAAGCCAGCCCCTTCACGGGCTGGCTTTCTCTTTTCCGTTTTTCATCTTCCAAATCTTCCGCGCCTCAGCCACGAAAACCTTTCGATAATCGCGCTCATAGGCACCAAAACCATAAGTAACCACAGCCGCCGTCATGCAGTTGATCAGCTCGTCCGCCGTCAAACCATGTTCGGCAGCATTCCGAATAAACTCACGCATTTCATTATCCGGCGGCCGTCCAAACGACCGGCTGTAATGCGAATCAACCAGGTGTGCCGTCTCTGTCGGGCTGCGCTCCATCCTGTACACCACCCTCCACAATATCAAACAGGGTGTTCTCGTCAAGATCGCGCAGTTCGAGCTGGCCGTCCACGCAGCGCAGCTTGAGCATCTCCTTGACCTCGCCGTTAGACTTGTTTTTCTGCGTAATGGATGAGGTGACATTGTAATCAAAATGGGTCTTATTGGTCTCGCGATAGATACCATCCTCGTCTTGCTCGCCCACGTTCCAAAGTTCCACGTTGACTTTGAGTGTTACACTGCCCTCGCTCAAGCCCTGCCGCACCAGCGTAAACAGCACATCCTGCAGTTTGTCATCAAACAGATTGACAGCACCGTTAAAGATTCCGCCGCGCAGGCTCATCTCGTGTCTCATTCGCCTGTTCCTCCTCTCTGATTCTCTTCAAGGTTTTCTGAATCCCCGCGTGCCGGGCCACCTTAAAATCGGTTTCCAGCCCAAAAAGCTGAATGACCTGCTCAGTGACATTGACCACATCAGCCAGTTCTCCGGCAAGGTGTTCCAGTCTCGCGGTCAAATCTCGTTTCTTGCCGCCCTGCTCGTGATAGCTGAGCAGCATCAGCACCTCACTTGCCGCGCTCGTAGCCTCGCCCAATTCTTCCATCAGCTTGCAAACCTGCTTGTCCTCGCCGTAATAATGGGCGATCTGCATCAGCTTTGCCGCTCTCTTTGCATTCATATTTTTCCTCCTAATCAATCTTGAGTTTCCCGTAATAACGAATATCCATCCGGCTAACGTCCTCCGCCCGCAGCCGCAGCTTTTCAAAGGCGTAATCGTCGTCTACCTCTGCCCGCATTTTCGCAAGCTCGTCCGAGTTCTCCTGAAACGCCTCGAAAAACTTCTGCAGGCGCTCCGGACCGAAGCCGTAAGCATCGTGCAGGCTGACCGCCATCAGCCAGAGATACCGCTGCATGCTCTGCTCGACGTTCAAAAGCGCCGCCTCATCCATCGCCAGTTGCAAGCGATCCCGCCGCGCCTTGAGCACATCGGCGTAATTCATGCCCCGCGGTTTGCCTTTGCCTTTTTTCTTCACGCCAGACGATCCCCTTCCTTGCACAGCCAGTCCGCAATCACCTTTGCGAACTTCTCGCGGGCGGCCTCATCAGACTGCTGCAGCTCCGCGAGCGCCTGCTCGAGTCGTTCGACCAGTCCGCGCACCTCGCCAAACAGAAAATTGACCTTGTGCGCCGCAGGGTTCTTCACCTTGTCCAGCTTTTCCTCAGCAGCGCGGGCGCGCTCCTCAGCAGCCCTGGCGGCCTCGGCGTTTTCCTCGCGTACCTTGGAGCGGATTTCCTCCAGCTCGTCCTCAGTCAGTTCCCGCACCTCCGCAGGCTGCTGCTCGATAGCGTCAAGCTGTTCCTGCAAATCTTCAATTTTCGCCTTGGCCTCGTCGCGTTCTTTTTCCGCCTGTTCCAGCTTTGGCCGCAGGATGTCGCACGCACTCTGAACGCCCTCCAGCGTGCCCTCGGCGATGATTTTCGCATTTTTAGCCTTTTCCGCCTCCGCCTTAGCCTCGTCCCGCTCCTTCACAAGTGCCGCAATTTCGCGGCTCGACATGCTCGGCAGATCGTGCTCCTTGGCAAACTCCTCGCGCTCCTCCTCAGCCATGCCGAGCAGCGGCAGGATCTGCGAATAGGACAGCTGTCCAAAGGCATCCACCGCCGTCTTGCCGGTAAGGGATACCTGCCCGCCGCCGAACTCGCGCGCAATGCGCATATAATTCTGCGCGGTGCTGGGCTTGTAGCCGAGCTTGTTCGTCAGATAAGCCGTCCACTCGCCGGAGGGCACCATCTGCTTTGCCTCCTCAAGCCGCGTGCCAATCTGGATGACCGATTCCAAAAAGACTTTTCGGGCATTGTCCCGGATCATCGTGATTTCCGCGGTTACGATCTCGATCGAGCGTACCGCCACAACATTCTCGCTCATTTAAGCTGACCTCCTTATCATTTTCGTAACCTCGCGCAAATGGTCGAGGTATTTCTCCATAAACTCCGCAGCCTCCGGCGTGCGCTTGTGATTGTGCGCGGCGTAACACTGCCGGCATTCCAGTGTTTTCGGGTCAATTTCCACCGTGTGCCACGGTTTCCTCGGTTCGCTGCATTTTCGCAGCACCATGATGATGGTCTTGCCGTCCGCATGCCGGTCTGCATAGCCTGCAACGCAGTTGTTCTGTTCCTCGCCCTCCCGCACAATTTCATCTGCGCTGTCGATCGGACGGATAAACATCCCGCCCCACTTCCATTTCATCCACGCAAGCAGCCGCCGCCGTGTGCGGAATTTCTCGTTTTTCCTGCGGTTCAGCAGCCGCCGTTCGCGCTCAGAGAGCCGTGCGTGCGCCTCATGCAGATCCGGCGGCAGTTGACCGCCATCAAGGCCGAGCCGGTCGAGCTGTTCGCGATAGTCCCGCAGCTCGACCAGCGCCGCATGAAGCGTCTGATCCGCGCGCCGTGCCTGTCGCTCGATGTACTTCCGCACCTCCTTCGGTGACTCCCCGAAGTCGGCGCAGAGCGCGGAAAACTGAGAAAACTCATGCAGAACCGCACTCGCCGTCATTGCGAAGAAAACGCTGTCCTTGTCTGCCCGCCCCGCACCCGCGCGCCTCAGTTCGCGGTAAAAGAGCACCGACCCAAGCGACGCTTCCGCATCAAGCAGCACGCGCAGATCCGCGCGGTCAAGTCCTCGAAACAGCTTTTTCGGACTGTCCGCGCGCAGATTGATGAGACGCTGAAAGAGCGCGCCGCCGCGGTTCTCACGCTCGCGCAGCCAGAAAATAAAGCCGCGCTTCACGAGGTGCTCGACCGCCGCCGGATAGCGGCAGTAAAGCGCGAGGTAAGCCGCAAGATCTTCGAGCGCATAATTCGCGGAGTCGAGGCAGCTGTATTCAAGACAGGAGCCGCGCAGCTCAGCCGAGTCGATCGCGAGATAACTCGGATAAGCGCCGCCGTAGCATCCATATTGCCATCTTGGCATTGCGATCCGCTTCACCGGCCGAACGTTATCCATAAAGTCGAATTTCCATCTTTTCGCACCGCCCTCGTAAAAGACGATCCGCGACACCTCGCGCCCGGAGTATTTGCTCTCGAGAAAGCGTGGATTCATCCGCACCTGCATGGAAACGAGCCAGACCTCGCGCCCCCTTCCGCGTAGGAAGAAGGAAAAGAGGAATGCCTCAGCGGCGAGAAATTTCGCGTTCCCGTCGCCCCAGCGTTTTGGAGTGACCGCGTCGTGACAGACCGGGCAGAAGACCCAGTGTGAAGCAGGCCCTTCCTTGAGCGGCCGCACAAAGCGCTCCCTGCACTTCGTGCAGAAGCATTCATATCCGTCCTCGTGCCCAAGAAAAGGGTCGAGGTCATCGCCCGGATTTCGCCGGAAGAAAAGGAACTCCCTGTGCTCGGCGTACTCATCAATGAGCTGCTCGAGCGCGCCGCCGTCGATCGGCGGAATATCGTTGACCTCAAACACATTCCCGCCTCCTTACAGCAGATCCATAAGATCCAGTTCTTCCGGTTCAGCCGTAAGCGCTTGGGTTTCCGGCTCCTTCGTCTCTGCCGCAGGCTGAACGCCATCCAACGGCACCTTATAGAAGTCCGCAACAACCTGAATAACCGGATTCTCCGGGTCAAAGCGATTGCACATACAGCCCCAGAAGCCGCCCTTCTGGTGCTTCTTCGCGTGCTCATAAAGCGCATCGAAGCACTTGTCAAAGCTCATCTCCGGGTTATCGAGGTCAGCCGCGATCACCTCGGCGGCATGCTCGTCCGCCTGGGCGATCATCAGTACAACTTCGCCCATCTGGCGGGCGTTGCCCTCGGCGGCGTCCACTGCCGCCTTGATCTTATGTAAACTCATCTGATAGCCCTCGTTTCTCTTAAGTGTTCGCGTACTGTTCTCATGTTGCGTTTGGTTGCCTTCGCAACCTCTCGCACGGACATGCCGGAATCGAACAGCCGCACCATTTCGCGCACTTCCTCATCCGTCACGCGCGGAACGGGATCGGGCAGCAGTCCGCGCGTGCGCAGACGCGCCGCAACAGTAGCTTTGCTGCGTCTTACCATCTCAGCGATATCCGCAACATTTTTGCCGGCTTTGTACCATTCGCACCATTGGTCTACGTCCGCGTCGCTGACCGGACCCTGCACGCCTTTCTGCGGCGTACACAGTTCCGGCACAAAAATGCCTGTCGGCACCTCGCTGCACAGCCCGCGCGCATCGTCCTGCGGCGTAAATACGCATTCGCGCGTGTAGTAAGTACAGTGATCGAACAGACTGTAATGCTCGGTCTCCTGTATCTCAAACCGGCCTTGCGGGTGTCTCCAAATAACCCGCGTCTTTTCTTTTTCTCGCATATTTCTCCTCCTGACGCGCCTTGAAAATGGCGCTTTCTATTTCTTTCTTCTTTTCCCATACATCTGGCAGATCGGTAAACGGCTGGCAGATCGGGTAAGCCTTGCCCTCATCGCCATAGGTTCCGACAATGTGATACTCCACCTCGCCAAACAGGGTGCGCTGTACCTCAACGCGCACCCTGTCGATCCGCACCCGCGGCAGCTCGGTCAGCTGAGAATACGGCTTAATTTCCAACCCGCTGAATCTCTGCATCGCCGTTCTCCCTGTTCGTCTGTCTCGCATTCCATCGTTCGAGCAGCAGCGCCTCAAATCGTGCCTTTCTGGCCTTCTCTGCGCGTCTCTCGTCCTTTTCGACGGCCTTCACGTACCGCATACAGCGTTCGACCCGGTCATGCGGCATCTGGAACTTCTGCCGGTTTTTCTTCCAGTCTGCCATCAGCGGATCTGCCTCATCAGGTCGGCGCGATACGCAATGTGCGCCGCCTTGTCCATGGAGACGCGGGCCGCCTTGCGGGCCTTGGCCTCCTCTGCCGCCCGGCGGCGCTTTGCCGCGCAGAGATCCGCATAGCAGATTGCCATGCAAACCAGCATCGCCGTTCCGAGCACCGCCGCCTGCGTGCGGCTGCAGGCGCCCGCGATCTGCATGTACATCACGCCGCCGAACACCGCCGCCGACAGGCTCATCATAAACTTACTTGCCTTCATCTTTCTTCCTCCGTTCCTGATTCAACAGTAATTCCCACGCCGTTTTCTGCAGGCGCTCAATGCGCCGCTGCATTTCCTCCGGCGGAACGTCACGGTAACAGTCGTCGTCAATGTAGACCGTACCGTTCGGATAATGATATTCAGCCACGATTGCCACCGCAACCACCCCTTTCTAAAGCCTATGCTTAAACCGGCTTGTCTGTTGCCGTCCGCGCCGCTTCTGCCTCTAAATTGAACTTTTGTGCTTTCTCAAGCTCAATGCGGGCAGCGATCCGCAGGCTCTCCGGCGCTTCCGGGTCCGCGAGCAGCGCCTCGGCACTCATGCCGAGATATTCGTTATAGGTCTTCATTCAGCTATCACCTCGATCTTTTCCGCAATATCAATAAATCCCTCCACGACGTCAAGCGCTTCCTGCTTGTTGTCGCAGAAAAACTGCCGCCAGCGGTTCTCACCGACCAGGCGATTCTCCAAAACCCAAACTTCGTACTTCATGGTGTGTCCTTCCCTTCCGCCTGCTCGGCGTTGTTTTCGTTTTCCTCCTCTGCTATACTGAACAGCAGAAAGGAGGTGTTTTTATGATCAATTTGTCGCTCGACGCTCAAACACGCCTGCTTGACCTTTATCTCGAATACCGCAGGCGCGTAAAGCGCAATATTCCGCGCAGCGAAGCTGCTGTATTCACTCTTCCGCTTCCGCACAAGTCCTTTCAGGAAGCCTTTGAGGACGGATTTCTTGCTCCGAACACACAGCTTGCCGAATTGGGACTGATAACCGAAGAAAACGATACGGTAACGCTCACTTCTCACGGCATCTGCTGTGCCCAGGAGATTTTGCAGGCAGAATATGTGTTTGACGCTGCAAAATCAGCAAAGTATGAAGCAAGAATTTCTCTATTTCTCTCGTTCATAAGCTGTGTCGGAACACTGGCCGCCGCAGCTGCCGCTATCCGTTCCCTCATGATGAGTTAAATCCGGCAGCCGTCTTTTTACCATTTATCTTTGCTGAACAGCCAAATCAGGACGAACACCGCATAAATAAAGTGGCATACAGCGAAACCCAGCGCAAAGAACGCCAAATTCAAAGCGTCCATCCCCTCACCCCTTCCCGTCCGCCTGCTCGGCGTTGTTTTCGTTTTCCTTATCTGCTATACTGAAAAGCAGCCTGCAAATAAAAAGTCAAGTCTAAATTAAAGAACATTGAAAATTGAATAATTTATACGGGTTGAAAATTGAGCA